GCGCAAGAAGATTTTGATTGTTGTTCCGTCTACGAACTTGGTGGAACAGTTGTTTTCCGATTTCCACGACGACTATGGCTGGGACGACGCGCGAAAGTATTGCACCTTGATCTATGCTGATTCCGACGACAAGCTGACGAAGGCGCAGAAGAAACGTCTTGCTGCGGCCAATATAGGCGAGGAGGCCACGCTCAAGCCGATTACAATTTCGACTTGGCAGTCACTCCAGAACAAGCCAGCGAAGTTTTTCGAGGCGTTCACAGCAGTCATCGTTGACGAGGCTCACTCGACTCGTGGCATCAAGTTACGAGATATCTTGATGAAGTGCGTAAACGCCGTCGATTTCAAGGTCGGCGTATCTGGTACGTTGCCTGACGACGGTATCGATGCTGGTTACATCGAGAGCCAGCTTGGTCGAAAGGAAGAAATCGTTCGATTGAAGGAGCTGGTCGAGAAGGGAATCTTGACGCCGGTTACGGTTAACACGATTTTTATTCCGTACCCTCAAGCGTTACGACGTTCGATTGGGCATTCGACGTTTGACGACGAGCGAGCTTTCTGTTCAAGTACAAGTTCACGACGTGATGTCTTGAAGCTCTTGATAGATTCCGGGAAGATTACGACCGAGCAGAACACGGTCATATTGTTCAAGGCTATCGAGAACTTGGAACTTATGCACGAGTTCATTGAGAAGAATTTCCCCCAATTCACTTGCCACATCATCAAGGGTGATGTGAATGTGGACGAGCGTGAGAGTATTCGTAAGTCCATCGAGTATTCGACTGGGCATATGATTCTTGCAACATATGGGTGTATGAAGCAAGGCGTGAACATCAAGTTGCTGCACAATTTGGTTATGGCTGACCCGGCTAAGTCGGTGTATATGGTGATGCAGTCGATTGGTCGTATCGTCCGTCCGCACAAGGACAAGAAGATGGCCTATGTCTATGACTTGGTCGATGACGCGTCGTACTTCACGACACCTCGTCGTGGCGGTCCGCCTCGACTCAAGTACAACTATATGATGCAGCATTACGAGACCCGTAAGACTTACTATGCGAAGGACGATATTCCGGTGAACGAGATTCGTTTGGACGGTATATACGAGGCTACTGTCGATGAAGAGATGATTGCCGAGCGTAAGCGCAAGGCTGCCGAGAAGGCACGAAAGAAAAACGAGAGCAAGGTTAACAAGACTGGAACTCCGTTCAAGAAGAAATTCTTCCTGTGAGGCTGAATTATGGATTTTAAGGAACAACCGATACGGAGCTATCCGTTCAAGAACAAACGCTTGTTAGTTATCGACTGGGCTTCACTGTCGTATCACCAGCTGTGGTCTATGCGAACCAAGTCCAGCAAGCAGACTCTAGGAAGCATTCTCCCGGAAGATGAAGAGATGATTATCTGGCGTACCAAGATGTTCAACCGTATGCTTGACTACATCAAGCTTTTCAATCCGATGGACATCATTCTCTGTTTGGAAGGCAAGAAGGCGTGGCGTCGCAATTTCGTCCGCGACTACTACAACAAGGAAGCGACGATTTACTACGATGCGAGCAGTTACTACGTGAGCAGCGACAATTATACCTTCAAGGTGGATAAGATTGACGACGACCAGTACGACGTTGTCAAGATTCCTCTGAAACAGAAGGCAATTTACGAATCGTTGAAGCATCGCCAGCTTTGCGATATGCCCGAAGAAAAGCGCGATATGCTATGGAGCATTAAGACGACGACCGGTACTCCGATTCTTCCTTCTTACAAGGGAAAGCGAGCCGCGTCCGCTTGGGACTTCTCCGTCGACAAGAAATACTGGCAAGAGTACAAGGATCAGTATGCGATGCAGATTGCTCCGTTTTTCCGAGCGAAGGCCGTCCGATGTGAAGTCGCTGAAGGTGACGATATGATTTATGCGTCCGCGAAGAAGTACGCTCCGGACTATGACGATGTCATTATCATCACACGCGACTCCGATATGTCGCAGATTGACATTCCGGGTGTTAAGATTTTCAACCACACCAGCGGTAACTTTGTCCGTTGCGCCTATCCGCAGCAGTACCTTGCCGCAAAGGTTCTTTCTGGCGATACTTCGGATAACATCCGTGGAATGGCTTTCGTCGACCCGAAGACCGGCGCGTACAAGCCGACCAAGGATACCTTGATTTCCGAAGGAGCTGCCGTACAGCTTCTTGAAAATTGTCCGAACATTTTTGAGGTCGCGAAGGCTAACGGCTGGAGTGGCCAGTATATCCGTAACCGTACTCTTATTGACTTGTCGTGGATTCCGCAAGACATTTCCGAACAGGTCAACCAGATTATTGACCAGCCAGCTCCTGAGCTTGCTGTGGACTGGGATAAGACCGCAGAATGGGGTATTCCGGAATCGAAGACCGATTACTACAAGACCTTGCAGCAGTTCGGTTTCTTTGCCGTGTTGAGCCGAGACTCAGCCGACCCGGAGAATTTCAAGGGTGACGTTCTTGTGCAGCGTGAGGCTGGTGTAATGACTCAGCTAACGCGAGGCAACGGTTCGATTATGGGTGATGCCGACACTATTGACGACGCTATTCGCGACGTGATGAATATGGCCGATGTTAATGTCGGCGAGATTTAAGGAGTTGAAATGGAAAATCTTCTTGTTAATTGCCTTGTCAGGGTGTCTACGGACAACCAGCAAGATTTTGTCGAATGGTTGGAATACCATATTGCTATGGGTTTCGACTGCATCTTTGTTTTTGATACCGGTCATCGCGGTTGGCTTGACGGCGTTTGCGAAAAGTATCGCGAGCACGTCACGATGGTTCCGCGTAACGACGACTGGAAGTTCAAGAGCCGTATGATTAGTTCGTACGTATCTCGCCGTACCGGTCCGTGCTGGGCGGTTTGTCTTGATGATGACGAGTTCTTGTGGCTCGACTTCCAGAAGTTCCGTAGCCTCAAGCAGTATATGTCGATGGTTCGCTGCGAGGCGATTTCCATTTACGTGAAGTATCTGTCTTCGGAACATCCGATGGTAAGCCGTGTCGGTACGCTTATCGACTGCTTCCAGCATTGCCGTCCGAATCCGCAAGGAAAGGTGTCGCCGAATGAGAACACGCCCAATACGGCGGTGACGTTGTTCCACGTACCAAATAACCAGTTCAGACCGCTCCGTGACCCGATTCATCCGACGGCACCGAACTGGACGGACTCTCGCGGTGTTATTCAGAATGATGCGAAGTTCAATTCGTACCTTTTGAGTGATACGTTTGAGCCTACTGCATATCCGCTCCGTGTCTACAAGTACGCGTTGAAGTCCGGTGTGGAGATGGATCGTAAGCCGGGTACGAAACCTGTAGGTTATACCGTTTATGACCCATCGATGCAGAAGGCTCGTGAAATTCTCCTTCATATTCCGATGAACGCCAATACCGAGGAACTGTTCGCCAAGGACGCTCCGGTTGTCGAAGCCGCCAACGAGAAGCGCGAGCTTACTCCTGAAGAAATCGCGGAAAACGAGATTCCGGTTCCGCTGGCTCGTTTCGATTCCGCTATTCTCAACGGACGTACTTTGGATGAAATGGTTAAGTATGTTTGCAACTCGGCCTATCAGGACACTCCGGAACATCGCAAGACCATCGAGCGTATTTATAACCGTGAACGTCGTATGATTATCGAGTCGGCTCCGGAATACCGCAAGCTTCACGATATGCTCAAAGAAGGTGGACATACCAACGCGAGCTTGATGTCCGCACTCGGTGTCGGCGGCTATGCGCTTGAGAATATGAAGCGTTGCTTGAAGGTCTTGGATATCGATGCCTACGACGCAGACGCAAACATCACGATCGAAGACCTTGCCCCGGAAGTTCCCACTCCGGATATGGTCACCGAGGAAGCCAAGACGAAGGAATATGTCGCTAATGACGACATTGCCGAGCTTGCCGCTTCTTATGACGAGCAAGTGACCGTGGAGAAGCAGACTGCCGAAGAACAACAAGTCGTGGTCGATAAGGAAGAAGCCAAACGCGCCAAGGCTCGCGAGTCACGCAAGAAGTACCGCGCCAAGAAGAAGGCGGAGAAGGAAGCAGCACAGAAAGCCGCAGTCGAATCCGCAGTTTCTCCTGAAGAAAAGGCCAAGCTGCGTGACCTTGTAAAGGAATGCATTGAGAACGAGACACCGATTCCGTCTCCAGAAGTAAACGGAGCGGCTATCGACGTCAAGGTGACCAAGGTGGAAGAATCTCCAGCACCGTCTGACGCGGAATTAGACGCCGCGCTTGATGGGGAAGTTGGCGAGGAAAGCACCAATCTGCTCGATAATGTCGATTTGAGCGCATTTGTCAACAAGTAGGTTGGTTATGGCTAACGACGTAACTACCGACGTTCTGGAAATCCCCTACAGAGTGACTTGCGGCGTATACCGCAAGAAAGACGGTACGTACGGGGTAATTCCGTGGCTCGAAGACAACTCCGGGAAGTTCGTGAGGTTTTCCGTCAAGGACCCCAAGGATCTGGAGAAAGAGTACAACTGGTGGACTCTTGAACGTATACGAGAGCCGATGTTTGGCGTTTTCTGCTGGAAAATGCTTAAACAGAAGGACGGTTGGGAACGGATAAACCAGTTTAAGCCAAAATAACCAAACTTGCAATTCAACCACCAATGGACTATATTGGTGGTGTTTTATAGGTATGTGATATGCACAAGCTGATTTTTAAGGAAGTGACCTTCCGAAACTTTATGAGTTATGGCGCGACGCTGAACAAGTTTACGTTCAACGACGGCCTTACTTGGGTTCACGGAGACAACGGGTTTGGTAAGTCCACCATAGTCGAGGCGATGACGTTTGCCTTGCTGGGTAAGTCTTACCGTGGCGGTACGATGGCCGATTTGCGTAACTCGAAGAATTTTAACGTGAATCGTCCGGAGGAAGGTCCGCCGACGGTTGTCGAACTCTTGTTTGATATCGAGAATCCGCCGTCTCCTACCGAGAGCTACCGTGTGACCAGAACTATTTCTGGTGCCAAGTCCACTATGAAGTTCTTGCTCGAAAAGCTTGAAGGCGACTCTTGGGTCGCACAGAACAAGCGAGCTGGCTATACGCAGAAGGATTTCGAGGAAAATGTTCTCCAGTTCAACGACGTTCTGTTCAAGAACGTAATTGCTATGAACACCCAAGAAACCCAGCCGTTCTTTATGCTCCCCGCAGCGAAGAAGCGCGAACTTCTTGAGTCCATCATTTCACTATCGTTGGACAAGTGGAAGAAGGCGAACGGCAAGAAGGCTTCCGACGCGAAGCTGGCCTTTTCGATTGCTGAATCTGACATCGCGCAGCTTTCCTCCGAAATCGCAGAACTGGTCGAAATCCATAAGCGAATGAAAAGCGAGCAAGCTGCTAACCTTGCCCAGATGAAAACAGACTATACCGCGCTTCTTTCGCAGATATCGGAAAAGAAGACTTCGCTATCCGATAAGGAGGCCGAGGTAAACAAGTTACGACAGACCGCCAAGGAACTGAAGAATTCCTTGGCCGCCGAAAGCACGGTTGATTCTACGATTGACGACATCAACAAGAAGATTTCCGCTTTCCCTCTGCTCGAATCTGCTCGTGCCGATGCCGACGAGAAGAAGGAAAAGTTCGCCGAGATTTCCAAACAGCTCGACCCGGAATTCGCGAAGCGTCAGTCCTTGACTGGCAAACGCTCAATGCTGGAGGCCGACCATACCAAGCATATGACCGATTTCAATTCGTTGTCCAGTGAGTGCTCCGAAAAGGATATGACAATCCGGTTCACGAAGAAAGATCTCGACCGTATCGTTGACGAAGGCAAGTCTTTTGTCGTTGGTAAGCCGTGTCCGACTTGCGGCCACGTTGCCACCGAGGAGGAAGTCAATACCCACAAGTCCGCGCTCCGTGAAAAGTGGAAGGAGCTGAACAAGAAGGTTACTACGCTGACAAAGGATCGCAACGAACTCCAAGCAAAGGCTAACACCGCAAAGGAGGAAGCCGAAAAGGTTCGTGCGGAAATTGAAACCCTTGACGCCGAGGTAAGCCGTATTTCACAGCTTGATATGGAAGTGTTCCGTCCGGCGCGTTCCGCGTTCAATGCGGCCTTGCTGAATGTATCGAAGTATGAGGAAATGCTTGAAGGTCTGGACGTTGACTCCTTGAAAAAGGAACTCGATGAAGCAAAGGCAAAGAAGGCGACATTCCCGAAGATTCGCGAAGAGTATTCAGCTGCAACTGACAAGTTGAATGATGCTGTCGGCGAGTATTCTACCTTGGATGAGGCCATTCGCCAGATGCAGTCTTCCGCTGACAAGCTGAAGGCCGATATCGAGAAGGCCGAGTCGGCTGACGATAATGCCGTGGCCGTAATGGAACAGAAGATCAAGAAGAACCAAGCGATGCTTGTCGATGCAAAGAAGCGTCGTGCGGACAATTCCGATACGATGGCCTTGTGCGACACGATTACCAAGATTTGTGCCGACGACGGTATGAAGAAAATGGTGTTCGGTATGTTCGTACCGGAATTCAACAAGATTGTGGCTCGTAACCTCGCGAAGGCGGGTCTTCCGTTCATCGTCACGTTCGGTGACGCGATGGATTACACGTTCCAGACGCTTCCGGGTCTTTCGCCGAACTACACGATGTTGTCCCAAGGTCAGAAGCGCAGACTGGGCTTTGCCGTGTCTATGGCGTTCCGTGACTTCGTGTCTATGGTCGGAAACTTCAATGTCAACTTCCTGTCCCTTGACGAAGTGCTTGACATTTCGACCGACGATACCGCTATGCGCGAAATGCTCGACCTTGCAAAGTTGATGATGGCTGACATCGGTTGCGCTATGGTTATCACTCACCGTGGTAAGACCGTGGCCGACAAGTTCGACTATCACCTCGAAGTGAACTACAACGGAATCTACTCGCGTTTAGGCGATATTTTGCCGATGCACCAGAAGGTGTAGCCGTCAAAATCATATAAACTGCGAGTAGTTTAAATCGGTACATAGATGGCTGGCTTGTTTGATTTCGAAAAGTTTTACACCGAAAAGACGGTTAAGACCGAGATTCATCTCGATCTGAGCGGTATTGACTTGAAGAGTACAGCCAGTTCAGAATCCGCGAACGATGATGGGACAGCCGACGATGTCGGTATGAACGAGTATGTGACCAATAACGTGATGTACAAGATTAGCGGCATTGGTTACAACGGTTCCAGTGCGCTTATCGATGTAAACGCTTCCATCTTTATCGTGTACCACCTGTCTGGCGAAACGGTTTCTCGTAACTTGACTATTTCGGAATGCTGCCCTATTGACGTGTTGCTTTCCGCCAATATGGCTCAGATACCGGAAACCAGCTCACCGATGGGAAACATTTATCTTATCACCGGTAAGGCGGCATACGAAGTAAAGGACGAACAAGACAAGGTGGCTATCATCGATGCCTTGTACATTAACCAGAACGGCGTTCGTACGCAAGTCAACGACATCACGGTCGCGGTGGTTCCTCGTGTCCGTCTGCAGAACTTGGCGAATATGTCCAAGGCGGTGTCTACTCCGGTAACTGGCGGCTTGATGATGAATCCGCTGGACGCCAATTTCTATAACACGAACCAGAACCCGTGGGACTTGCACTTTGCCGAGACTTGGGTGAACCGTGCACTTGGCGGTCTTGGTTTCTATGGGTCTCGTTATCTTGGATGGAAGTGGTATAACCGTCGTGCCAACCAGTCGCAGACCTTGAAGCGCGGAGTGGTGATTGGCTACGACACGTTCCGTCGCCGCCTCAATGATATGTCCAAGATTCTTGAGCAGAACAATATGGGTCTGAAAGTGACCTATTATGACGACGCTCTTGCCGAACCAGTCCGTAACAGTGAGGGAAAGGTTACCGATCCAGGAGACTGGACGTACGACCCAGATTTTAACCGTCGCGCAAAGTGGGACGAGTATTACACGCGAATGGGCGTATTCGTGAACAAATGCAATTCGAAGGGAGACGACAGTCCGCTTCCGAATATGAAGGGAACCGAAACCGTCAATAGTTCGGAAGGCACGTCCAACACTATTCAGAACGCTACCGCCTTGATTCCGAACGTAGCTGACGCGTTCAAGAAATATTTCTACCACGCCGATGAACTGGCTGATGAATTTAACGACCGTTATTTTGACACCTACAATAGCATTATGTCTATTCGCGGTGTTCAGAAATTTATGTCATCTTCATTGAAGCGCAAGCTGCGCAACGAAAGTTCTCGGTTGATGAAAACCGTTGAACCGGGTACTCCTGTTACGTACTATGTGGACTTGGCTTCTTGTGCGAATATGCTTGCCTTGATGGAAAAGTCTGGCAGTATTATCGCATATCCGTCCGCAAGTGGTGCTGAAAATGCACACTTCCGCGCTATCGCTAACTACGGCGGAAACATTATGGATGTGCATCAGGCGAACTATTCCTCGAATCCGTATCAGTTTACCGTAGACATTTGGAATCCACAGTATGTAGGCGGTTCGTGGATCTCCGCATATCCGTGGCTTTACTACGCGAACACGAAGAATCAAGCGACCGCCAACGCATATGCCGACAAGCCGATTCAATACAAGACGATGACTTGGGGCGATATGAAGAAGGAGCTGTGTGATTACTTCACTGCTATGATTAACAAGCGGAATGGCGATGACGACGAGTCATTGTCCGAAGGCGATCATATGTATTCCAAATGGTGGTACGGTGATTACGAAGGTACCGTCGGCTTCTATGTTGACATTACAGCGGTCGGTGACGCTGGTACAGTGACCGTGACGAAGCCAGTGAACCCGACTTTTGCATCCGGCGAAAATAACTCGTCTATTCAAAATAAGACCGTGCTGGCTGCTGAATATGGAGCAACGTCCGCGCAGTATGGTGGTTCTGCAAAACAGTTTGTTGATGTTTGTGAATGGAACATATCTTGTCTGAACGCCGCCATCAAGAACAAACAAGCGGGCAACGTGACGATGGTGTTCCCCGGTAACTTGTCAGACGATGTCGAAATCCCTGTTGCTCAGTGGGATGAATGTTCCATTTCTGGCGACGTGGTTTCGCAAGATTCTTTCATACCGGCGTATGAAACCTACGATAACGTGGGTGATATACCGAACTCCGATATTGACGGATGCATTGATTTCGCTGTCAATGTGATGGGTGATGCAATCGACGAGATCGACACGATTTTGAGCGTGCAGGGAATGTTCTTCGGCCCGTCGTTCTTGCTGATCCAGAAACTCCGAATTCGTGAGGCAAAGGAAGACTATGCCGAGCTGATGGACACGATTAACAAGATTCGTTGGTATCAAGCGTATACCGGTGAGTCTGTTTTCGAAAACCGCTCCTATGTAGGCGACCGTAACGACTTGCCGTGTCCGTACTTGTATATGCCAGCTCGATTTATGATTCCGGTGCTGATGTACAAGAAGGTTCGCGTTCGTTATCGTAGATTCTTCCGCACTCGTCACAAGATGGTTAAGCGTTCTATCGGTGTTCGATGGGTCGAAGTGGCTTTTGTCGACAACGACGTTTATGAATCTTATCCGCAGAACTCTAACGAGCCGCAGCAGTTCGTGTTGATTAACAAGAACGCAACCATTAAGGATGGCGAGGTCGTGTTCGAAAAGGATATTGAAGGAACCGATAGTGACCAGCTGCAGCCGCAGACTATTACAAAGTTCAAGTCAGTCGACTTTGCATTGACGAACGCCGAAGGTGTCCGCGTGACCGTGGAGGTTTCTAATTCTTCTCGCGAGTTTAAGATATCTGACGGAAATCTGGCGGAAGGTGCTACCGTATTTGTGTACGGCGCGTATATGCCGCTTGACCCGACGAACAAGTCCGATGAGCTGACTCCGGTCCGAATTGAGTATAAGATGCCGTACTTGCCGTACGATAGCGAAATCCGTCGATGGGCATTTGAAAACTACGGTGCATTTGACCAGAGCAAGTATGCAAGCATAACTCGTGAAGTCCCGGCTGGCGATGACAAGACGGATGGCTGGAGAATATTTAAGCCGAGTTCGAAACGTATTGGAGACTTGAGAGCACAGCTCGGTATCTATGACGCGGCTTCCATCTTGCTGGGAATTCTCCGTAACGCCTATGGCGCACAGCAAGTTGAGGTGGTGGACACGATGCGTTCTATTGACGACCAAGCATTGATGTGTACCGGAAGCAACGAGAGTACGTTCTTGTCTTGGCATAACTACGGTCTTGCTATCAAGATTTTGATTAACGACCCGGTCACTGGTTTGGCAATCGAGGACGGCAGCGACGATATGAAGAAACTGATCGATATCGCCGAAGGCTTTACGATTGCTTGTGCGAACGGTGCATTTGGTAAGCCGTTGAATGTTGTCTGGTGTGGACGCCTCAAGATGGGCGCGAATATTTTTGACTGGGAATTTTTGCCGATAGGTGTCAACCACAAGGATGCGCCTAAATTCCGTGACGCGATGTTTAATCAAGAAGACCCGGTTATGTCTCTTGGTTTCGTTGACGTGGATGCGTCTGGCTATGTCTATAACAAGCCGCCGGTAAGTAAGGTCCCGTATGTTCTCCGTAAGGGGTCTTCATATACGAACGCGATTATTATCAACGGTCACCATTATGTAAGCCCTGCCAACATCCGTAATTACAAGGTTCCTAATGAGCTGGTTTTGCAGAACATTCTTGAATTCGTAAACTTGGTCAATGCCAAGCAAGGTGCTAACGGAACGGCAAAGACAGACCGCGCAAGTATGACCGAGTGGAAGGCTTTGAATGATAAGTCGTACAAGCAGCTCATTATGTACTATGGTATGATTGGTAGCCTTTCGGCGGCCAAGGCTCTTATCGCTGGTGAGTATGTAGAAAAGTATCGTAACACGGTGGACTCCAAGTTCTCCGAAGATTACGTCGCTATGGTTCAGGATTACCTAGGAAGCTTGTACGAGGATGCCAAGATTTATATCGAGTCCGTCGGTGACGGCGGTGCGTGGATTTCGGTTAAGGACGGCAAGATCCATATCAAGACGACCGACTTGGTACCCGACTATAATCCGAACTCGAAGGGTCACTTCTTCGGCGAAAAGCTGGCGAATGTCCAGAATATGAAGCGTGGAATGTGGGTCAAGGGTGTGTTCTATACTGAGGACGAGCTGGTAGCTATGGGCTACAAGGTCGAAACCGTCAGCGACGAAAGCTTCATCGAAGGCTTCGACAACGATGGAAATGTGGAACGAGGCGACGCCCGTCTGATACACTCTTTGATTGCCACCCAGATCAAGAACGAGTTTGACAAGATTCGCGAATTGTTCGATAATTTTGGCGGAAATCTGATGTACGACCATTTCAAGGACGGTTCGAACGCCAATATGGAGCCGATGCTTGAGAATGAGTTTGGTATAATCGCTGGACAAGACCTTATCGATTTCGACAAGCTCCGCAACATTTATCGTCAGAAGGACATCAACGATAACGCGTCGAAGTCTACGACCGACGGAACCGTCAAGGGTGCTGGCGCAAACGAGGAAGATGCCGACGGCGAAGAGTCAATCTACGAAAAGGTTGTGTCGAACGCCCAGTTGGCTGGCATCCGCAAGGCTTCCCTCACGAAGGAGCACGTACAGGTCAACGCTCGTGCGAACGCCTTGACTACGGAACAGCTCTACAAGCTGATTACCAAGGGTAGGATGACCTCCGCGAACGATTTGCTGAAACGCTAGAGATTGAAAAATATATAAACTGCGAAGAAAGTACACTTCGCAGGGTTTTTATGTCAGCTGGCGTAATTATCAAGAAATATACTGGCAAGGATGGCGACTTCGGAACTCCGGTGTCGTCCATCGGTTTGAAGCGAGTTGATACTTGCGTTCCGTCGGTTTACAGTTCCGAACAGTTGCAAGGTACTGGTATGACAGTACCGGCTGACGACGCTAGTGAAGCGGCTCTTTATTGCATTTATCGTCCAGACGATCCGAACTGCTATGCCTATTCTATGGAAAGCGTGTTCAAGATTCATTTGACAAATCCTCCTGACGTACAGCTCAGCAATATCCGTATATATCCCATTGGTGAAAGGCCAACCGATCCTCTTGCTGCCAAGCTGTACATCGGTAACTCTATTTCATATAGCCGTCCTACGAACCAGAAGTCCGGCATCGCCGTGAACGACATCTGGAATTACAGCAAGGAACATCCGTTCTACCTGACCGTGGCTGGCTTGTACGGACAGTACCCAGACCAGAGGTTGTCACGTAAGAAGTACATCGTCGAGTACAAGGACTGCGGCTATGGAAACGTCATCTATCTTAATGGCGACCGTCAGCCGCTCATTCCGATTCCGTCGTACACCGACCCCGACCGTATAGTTGAGGAGACCGGCGAACCGATTCGTATCGAGTTCGTGAACAACTCTCTGAACCCGGTCGCTTCGATGATTCAGTTCCTTCCGTATGTTGATGGCAAGTTCGACCCTAGACGGACGCTTGACCCGAAATATGTGCAAGTCGAAGGAAATTCTGTCTTCTTGATTATTTATGGGAAAGACCCGTCCACTGGCGAAACAATCGACTTGATGAACAATGAAGGAAAGTTCGGACTCGTTTACAAGATTCCGGGTGACCCCTATGGCGACCCGAAGTTCAACACAGGCCATATTATCGTACCGGCTCGCTTGATGAACACGGTCGGCCAGAGCTTTGTCCCTACCTTTATTCGTCCGGGTACCCCGCTCCACGAGATTTATATTCCTAACGACGGTTGGTTCAAAACCGATTTTGATGCGAACGGCGACCCGATTTACACCAGCGTTCCGGAGGAGGACCGTCCCTATTACGACCCGACCCAGAAGTACAACGGAAAGCCGATGGAAGTCTACGAGGTCACAGCCGAGTGCGATGACCTTGGACAGTTCTGTTACTTGGTTGGCGGTGTCCGCAGACCGATGCTTACGCTCGACTTGAACAAGGTGTACCGCTTTGTCAACCACGCTGGCGGACAGTACCCGCTCCGTTTCATCGGAAATCCGCATTCTCCGATTGCCAATTACGTGAACGATGTCGTCGTTGATGGAGTGGTTGTGTATAACGGCGGAACCAACGAGGAAGTTATTGAAATTGACCCGGAAAAGGTTCTCAAGGCTGGAAAGTGCATCAATGCCTACCAGTGTGTTTCGAGACCGGGTATGGGTAGCTATGTCTTCAACCAGCAGCTATTTATGTGTGGTCAGTACAATTTGTGCCGCGTAGACGGAGGCATCTATAACCCGTTGCAAGCTGGTGAGACTGACTATGTGTATCTACAACTTGAAGTTAGCGGCAATTCGAACCCCGGATATTGTGTACCGGATATTGCTATCGCCTATGACGAAAATTAAAAACCTGGGACATAATATAAACTATTCGGAAAATGAGCCTAATTGGCTACAAATAAGGATACTGAACAATGACACAAGCAGAACTTAACAAGAACGCAGTGAAGAGCATCTTCGCGATTGACGACGCGAAGGCTCAGCTAGAGTCTTTTGGTAGCCAGTTGGACCTTGGTCTGCCTCCCGAAGAAGATTTCGAACCGAAGGGTTTCGACGAGTTGATGACGGTTAATCCGTCCACCGACCCCAACTACGGCGAATCTTCTGAAAAATTTGCCGACCTTGGCGACGACCTCCAAGACGAACAGACCCAGAAGTTTGTAATTGACAAGTTTGCCGAAGAAGCTGCAAAGCGTCCGGGAACCACGATTACTGCCGCAGACATCACCGACATTTGCGGTGCCGTGCAGTGCGCCCAGCTTGCTCAGGGCGGCTCCATCATCAAGGGTGACCTTGTTGGCTTCATCAAGGACACTATCGCAAAGGCCAAGAACGCCCAGCAGTCCCAGAACGTCTCCGACGCTCAGCCGAACGGTACGGTTGCCGACGATATTGCTCCGGCGGCTGGCGAAGATGCTGCTGCTCCGGTTGAAGACCCGAACGCAGTTGGCGGTCCGGCTCCGACTATGGAACCGCTTGAACCGACTGTTGAACCGACTGAACCCTCGCTCGAACCTAATGTCGACGACGGCCTCGGTGCTGACCCGCTTGCTGGCGATGACGGTCTCGGTGCTCTCGACACTGGCATCGAAGATGCTGGTGCTGCCGACGACCTCGGTGCTGACCTCGGCGTAGAAGGCGAACCGGCACCAGAAGACGGTGCTGCCGAACTCGATGCCGGTGGCCTCGACGGTCTCGATGATCTTGACAAGGATCTCGGTGATGTCGAAGCCGAAGATGACCTTGGTATTGAAGACGATGCCGCTCCGGCTGACGGTGAAGCCAAGGATGAACCGAAGGATGACGAACCCAAGGACGAATCCAAGGACGAATCCAAGGACGAATCCAAGGACGACAAGAAGGAAGATAAGGACGATGATTTCGACTTCGAAGCTGTCGCCAAGAAAGTTCAAGCCTTGACCGAAGGTGAAGGAGTTGCCGCTACTGAAGTGACCGAACCGGCTGTTGCCGCAGAAGAAACCGCCCAGGAGGAAGCAATTCCCGAAGGCGAAGACGTTGTGACCGAAGGTGACGCCACTGTGACCGAAGACGCTGTGACCGAAGAAGCTGGTGCTGACGCTGGCACTGACGTTCAAGTCAACGAAGAATGCGGTGGCGCAAATTGTGGCGCAAACGGTGGAGCAAAGGCTGACGAACAGAATGTTCATGAAGGCTTTAATGCCGAAGACGCCGAAGCAAAGGTAGAAGCCATTGCCAAGGAATTCCGTTCTAACCGTATTGCCGAAAAGGTTCAGGCTCAGATTGAAGCTTACGAAGCCAAGGAAAAGAAGGCCAAGACTATCGCTCAGATTGAGTCGGTTATGTCTAACTTCGTGAAGACTGAAAAGTCTCGTGACCAGAAGGCTCAGGTTGAATCTATCGTTGCCAACTTTGCTCAAGCTTCCAAGGCCGCTGCCGAAAAGGCTCAGCTCGAAGCAGAAGCCGCAAAGACTTCTGAACTCAAGGGTAAGCTTGACGGCATCCTCGAATCCGTAGAGGTCAAGAAAAAGGCCGAACCAGTCGTGGAATCGGTGACCGCTGCTCCGGAAAAGAAGTCTGATGCCGTTGCCGAAACCATCGCTATGGTGGAATCAGCTATGGCTCAGATGAATGCCGACGAAGACGCTGCCAAGGCCAAGCTGGAATCCATCGTTTCCGACGCTAACAAGCGTTCCGAAGGTGACAACCTCCAGAAGGAACTTGACGCTATCGTCGAATCCGTACGTAACGCCTAATACTTTCGTAGTATCCTCAAAGGCCGCTCCGCAAGGGGCGGCTTTTTTGTGTAAATGGACTAATTTCAAAGGAAATGGCTAAAAGTATATAAACTGCAAAATATGAACTCGATGCCTAATGGACATTTTTCTGGTAAGACCAAGGGAATGATCGATAATGCTACCGAGAAGGCTAAAGGCACTTCCGGCAAGTTTTATGAGATTATGACCAAGCACGGTTTCTTCGATATAGCGGACGAATCTAACAATTTGACCGCTTGGCAGCGTGCTGGCGTTCCCGACTATAACCAGCATCGAATTTCGGATCTGTGTGACGCCATTGCGGAAATGCTGCAAGACTATTTGAGTAACGAAGAGTACGGCGTTCTCTGTCCGGGTGTAGAAGGAATCGTCAACAAGCTCGACCAACGTGGTGCTATGTCTGCCGCCGAACTTGACGGTATTGGTGCCGCCTTGGGTGGACTTACTGGCGGTGCCGCTGAAGCTACCCGACAATCCCTTTCGAACTTGGTTGCGTCTATCCAAGGCGGTTGCAAGTTCGACCCGGAAGTCGTTCCGCCTATTTGTATCGGATTTAGCGGCTTGCCGATTAGTTTTGCCAATGCGTTCAAGAAAGGCTCCTATCCTCCGGATTGGACGTTTCTTTATGACCACGAGACATTCAAGTCCAACAAGTTTTATGAGGCCGACGACGGTAGCGTGGCTATTGGTGCCGGTATCAAGCTGAATACTGGCGGAATCGCTAGACTACTCGTTTTGAAGATGATCTTCTCCGTTCCTGACGTAGATGAAGAAGGCCGAACTCAAGGTGACGCTGTCAATGGGATTACGGCGGAACAGTTCAATACTTTGTACGAAGTATCCGATAAGAGCTATTCCGAACTTACTGACGAGCAGAAGGAGTTTGAGCTTACCGAAGGTCAGCTGCAGCTCGCTTATTTCAAGATGATTCAGCTTTTGTTGTGGGGTGCAATTAAGAATGACAACAACTGGGCGTATTTGCACTGGGGTTGCATTACGCACAACTCTTGCCCAGAAGCGGTAAAGACGGCTGTATGTAGTTATTTGAAGACGAACGGCCTTGCAGTCGATCCAAAGATTTGCCCAGAATCTGGCTTTATTTCGTATTGCGCGAATGTCGGTATGGCTTATCTTATCGGGTCTACCAAGACAATGACGCTGCATATGTTGCCGGATATGACTTACCTTGACGACAACAAGAAGGTAGTAACTGCAACAACGTCTGAATATGGTACCAACGTGGTAGTAGCAAACGGGGTTCCGCAAAACAAGAAGCTTGCGTATCTGCATTTCCAGCTTATCGCCGACTTGCTATCTCATATGACCTACGATTCTAACCCGAACGCATATGAGCTTCGTAAGCGTAGAATTGACGAGGCCAACAAGATTTATAGGGAATGCGGAGTCGATACCATTGAATTTGGAAAGATTCCGACGAAACCGGTTCATACGATGCCCCACTTGCTGAAACGTAATTTCGGCTGGCTGGTGAAAGGCACTATCAAGGTGTACGAAAACAAGAACATCTCCATTCCGGTCGACTCGAAGAATTTCAAGATTTTGAACTGGGCTGAAAAAGGTTCAAACGAATTGTCCGATATCACGCTGGACACGATTCGCTACATCTTGACGAAGGCTCAAGTACCGGGCGTAGTAATTACATCGGTTTATCGTAGCCCTGAAGCGCAGACTCGCGCTATGCTTAATAACCGTCAGAGTCATAACGGCCAGATTGCGGTGAACTATGGCGCGAGGGGTCGTGCGGTCGACCAGCAATATACTGACGTGTCCAAGCGTGTCAATAACGGTGTGCTGAAGCGTCTCGAAAAGGCTTCCGACATCGAGGAAGCTCGCAAGAAAATGTTGAAGAAATGCGAGGATTTTTTGGCGGCTGGTACTCCGGTCTCCAACCACGGACAAGACCAGAAGGTCGTGCAAGCTGTCGATATGGGTCCGGCGTCTACTAGAAAGGAATTCCATTATAGTGAAGAACAGTTGAAGCGAATCAACAACGCTTGCTACGAGGCTCGACTCGAAGGATATTTGAAGGCTTACTTCGGCCCCGCTGAATATGGCGGCCCGAAGGTCAAGGACCCGGCCTTCCACATTGAGGTCTGGCAAGACAAGAGTAAGCCGCATCCGCCTATGAGTACCGGCCCTGCTCCACAGCCGACTGTTCCGTGCTTTATGAACAACGACAATATGAAGAACAAGAACGCTTGGGATATGGTGTTCACACACGACCAGACCCTCAAGGCTACAAAGTAGGTATAATAATGGCAAAGGTGTACAAGACAAAGAAAGCAGAGTTCGACGATATGGTGTACGCTTATCTTATGAAGCGTTTGCGCTGTCCTATCGAAAAGAGCGATTCCTACTTCTCTGGTGCTATCGACGATATGGGAAACCCCATAGCGAACGCGACGAACGGTTCTTGGGCTTACACCAATCTGGACAAGTTCATTATGCAGCTCAAGGGTCTGCTCGGCGAAAAGGGTATTGCCGCCTTGTCAGCTGATTATGACGACCTTGACGCGATGTATCTGATGGCTGGCGGCAAGACGGATGGCTACTGGAAGAAGTTCGAACCCGTCATAGCTCTTGTCGAGGAAACTTCCTACCTACCGCCGGAACAGCGTGGCCGTGGCGAGTATGTGGACGATGAGGCCGACGGAATGTCCAAGGAACAGCGTCTCGAACGTGCATTGACCATCGCCAACTTTATTATGGCGGCAATTAGGAATAACAGCGAACTTGTTTCGGACGACTCCTATGCTCGTTATGTTCTGCCGTCCGTCGAGTCGACTTTCAGCGTCCGCTCGCTTGGTTCGCGTAACGAAATCGTTGATTATTTGAAGAAGGGTGGGCTGGCCGATTATCGTCAGCTTCTGCCTGAAGGCCACTTGCTGGCCGTTCGTCTCGCGAAGTATTTCATCAAGAACGATCTGTGCTCGAAGAACACGGACGATGGCGACAACTATGCTCGCTTATGGAGGCAGCTGGCGTCGTATGGCGGATAATTATAACGGAAAGCCTTTGTTTCACGTAGGTGCTGACGATTTCATCTACATATCGAACTGTCTCTTGCTTCAGAAGAGACTGCTTTCCAAGAACATTCATTTACAGGAACTCAAGGACTATTATGTGAAGGAACGTATTCCTCGGTTTGTCATTGAGTACAATGGACTAGTTTTGTCCTGGGGCTAGACTATGCTATCAAAGAAACTACCAAAGACAGATACCGTTGCTTCTCGCGTGCTCTCGCACGTCCGAGATTACGGTGCTGCTAATGAAAAGGGTCAGTTATTTGACCGAATCTTTAACCGTGGCGACGTGGTTAGACAAATCCGTGCGTCACGAAACATCGTAGGCCAAGGCATTAGCCAGATGATGTACCCGAACGGCAACTCGCCTGACGGTTTCAGCAGCTATATGCCAGCTTTGGGTATCGCGACCGACAAGGTTGACCCGCAGCGCATCCAGAACGCCATCGCCGAAAACCAAGTCGAACTTTACTGGCGCAAGAACGTCGAGCGTGCATTGAAGTACGATACGGTCGCTTGCCGTTCGGAAGTGAATGAATCCTTGATCCAGCTCTGTAACGAGTGTATGTACAAGGATGACCTTGACGAAATCTGTTCGCTCAAGATTGACCCGGATGCGGAAATCGGCGATGCCGTGAAGATCAAGCTTGGCAAGATTTTCCGTCAGCAAGTGTTACGACGTATCTTCCAGCTCCATAGCAAGGGTTGGGAGTATATGAAGTACCTACTCACGCGTGGCCGTATCTTCTTCGAAGTTATTTACGATGTCGAGTCGAACAAGATTGTCGGTCTGAATATGCTTCCGGAAGAAAATATGATTGTCGTGGTTCAGGACAACCTTATCATCGGTTTCCGCCAGATGCTCACAGGTCCGGTGTCGCAGCAGACCAACGGCAAGAACTACATTGACTTCTCTCCGCAGCAGATTCTTTACGCTTCCCTCGGTATGGCCGGTCCCGGCGGCATCAATGACCCTCGTTCTATCCTTGAACCGGCTATGAAGCCGTATAACCAGTTGAATACCATCGAAGACTCGGTTGTGATGTACCGTGTTCTTTGGGGTTCTGAAAAGCTCGTTCTCAAGTGCGACGTTTCTGGTATGACCAAGTCGACCGCCGAAAAGTATATGAAAGACCAGTCCAAGATGTTCTCGCGTAAGCTCGATTACAACCCGATGACTGGCGAAATTACGAACTTTGGTAAAGCGATTGGTTTGACTGAACACTTTGTGATTGGCGTTGGTAACGGTCGTACTGGTTCTGGTATCGAGCGTATGGCTGGCGGCGAGCAGCTTGGCAACATTGACGACTTGAAATTCTTTAAGAGAAACCTTGTGAACGCCTTGATGGTTCCTCCGGGACGTATTACCGCTCTTGCTGGCGACTCCCAGAACTACTCTCAGGGTAAGATTGGTGAAGTTACTCAGGCTGAAGTGTCTTTCGCTCGTTTGGTTGAGCGTTACCAGACTCCGTTTGAGGAAATTCTTATCCGTCTTCTCATTATGGTACTCAATACCGACAATTCTATTGACGACAATATCAAGATTCAAGAACTCTATACGGTTCGTTTCAAGAAGTCCAACGGTTTCAAGAACTTCATTGATTCCGAGGAATGGACGACTAAGCTTGCCGTATTTGACTCTATGATGAAGCACGTTTCGTCAAAGGAAAACCCGAACGGCGCACTTTCCAAGCAGTTTGCTCTCCGTTATGGCTTACGTCTCACCGACGAAGTCTACTTGCTCAACAAGAAATGGTGCAAGGAAGAGGAGAACGAAGCCTCCGGTGAAGGCGGCGACGAAGATGGTGAAGGCGGTGCTGCACCTGATATGGGTGGCGGCGCACCTCCTCCGGTACCGGGAATGTAGCGAAAATGGCGGTCATTCGACCGCCTTTTTCATACCAATTTGATAAACTTTGCGTATATACTGGAGTTTTTAGAATATGACTCAGCAAGAAAAGATATTTATCGCCTTTATGGAAGGCGTCTGCAAGAAGTTCAACTGTGTTGAAGCCGTTGCACCCCTTTCCAAAGGTTTCAAGGCTTATTGCGAAACCGCCGAAATGGCTAAGGCGTTCGGCAAGGCTACATACGGCAAGAACGACAAGAACCCGATCGTCAAGGCTGCTCGCGATTCCTATAAGAAAGACCTGAAGAACTATTGCAAGGACAAGGATGCCAAGGAACGCGCCGAGGCGTTCCACAAGGGTAACGAGGAACAGTGGATCGAAAATAAGCAGAAAGAACGCAAGAAGTCGTGCTCTGGAAAGGCTTGCACCGAAGCAAGTGATGCTGCTATACGAGCGTTGAAACCAAATACTACGTTAATTAGAAAAATTGGCGATAAGCATTATACAAAAAATAGTGATGGTAGATGGAATCTTAGTCCAGTTACGGCAAAGAGTGTAGCTAGTCTTGTTGTTCAACACGCGAACCCAGACAACCACGAGACGGTTAGTGATGAAGAATATGCGGTCGTTGGTATGTTGGATAGCAACAGTTCATGTTATGATTCGGCTATTGCTGATGAATTAAATGAAAAATTCCGTAATAGAGAACCGGGAATGACGATTCAAGATTGCTATGATTATACTGTTGAAAATGTTGGTAGAGCACATCCAGAGGCAGTAGAAGCTGGTCGCCAATTAGTACAGCGTTATAATGACGAATTGAATGCGTCTTTGCAAGACGTGCTTGGAATAAAACTGTTTTAACTAGTGTAGTTTTGCTTGGTAATACATTACCAGCTCTTCTTAACGACCGTATTTCTCATCGAAATGCGGTCTTTTCCATTTCAATGTAGGTTTTGGCACCTTTTTTGAAGGCGTTTTTTAGGTCTGCTAAACATTATGTCAAGAAGCCTTCGGGAAGCGTGGTGCTACCCAAAAGGCAACAACCTAAGTAGGTAACACTATGCAGACACTTCAAAAGAAGAACCTCACTCGTAAGTGGCAGTCTGTGCTTGAGTCCAACCTCGGCCCGGCTATGCACACCCGTGCAGAAGCCAGCGTGATTGCTACCCTTCTGGAAAACCAGAATAAGTTGAACCGTGGCGCATTGATTGAAGCTGCCAACGTCTCCGCTGACGTTGCTCAGTATCAGCAGTACGCACTTCCGATGATCCGTCGTCAGTTCCCGGAACTCCTCGCTATGAAGACCGTAGCCGTGATTCCGACCACGACTCCGATGGGTATCTACTTCGCTCTCCGTTATCTCTACGATAACGAACCGACGAAGACCACTGCTTTCCGTAACGGTCAGAAGCAAGAAATCGGTTACGACCTCGTTGCCGACCACACTGGCTTCGCTGGTACGTTTAACCCGTGGAGCACTGGTGCTGGCGAAATGCTCTCCAACTACTCCGAAGGTACGGCTACGACTGGTGCTTCCGCTACTGGTAGCACCTTCGATCCGCGTGAACCGGGTCTCCTCTACAACAACTTCGGTGGCTCCTATGTCGCCGGTGACGACCAGTATGGTGCATACTCCTTCAACATCAAGAAAGCATCTATCAAGGTGATTTCTGGTGCCATCAAGGTTGGTACTCGTGCCATCAAGTCTCACTACACCATCGAACTTCAGCAAGATATGGCCGCCGCTCACGGTCAGGACGTTGAAGCTCTCCTCCTCGAAGGTCTCCAGTTCGAAATTCAGCAGAATATCGACCGTGAAATCCTTATGGCAATGGTGATTGTTGCTCAGACTCCGTCTCTCGGTGGTGAAAAGCCGATTGATATGGACCTCGCTGATCCGAACCGCCTCAACGCTGGTATGGGTCGCTGGGCTGCTGAACGTATCGCCGGTGGTATCGTTAACACGATGATTGCGGTCTCTCGTAAGATTGCTCTCACCACTCGTATGGGTTGCGGTAACTTTGCAATCGTGTCTCCGGACATCGCTGCTGCTGTCGCTACCTTGAACAACGGTATCTACACTCCGACCTACCTCCAGACTGATGCCGCTGTGCAGCCGGCTGGTGGTGTGGCTGATGCTGGTAGCCTCTTGAATGGCAACATCAAGCTCTATCAGGACATCTATGCCAACGCCTCTTATGCCTTGATTGGTTATAAGGGTCCGCGTCAGGGTGAAAGTGGTATCATTATGATGCCTTACATCCCTTACATCTTCTGCAAGACCGCTGGTCAGGAAGATGGTTCTCCGCGTCTCATTGTCAAGAGCCGTTATGCCATCGTGGCTAACTTGCTCGGTGCCGGTCAGTTCTACCGCTTGATTCACTTCAAGAACGTGTCGAGCGTGATCACGGGCATTGACCTTGAGAACAACCCGTGGGAAAGCAACGGTTCTGTTGGCGGTGCTTCTCTGCAGCCGGGTCTCTCTTACGAGACTGTTCCGGGTGCTAAGGACAACCTTGTCAACGTGGCCGGTGGTCTCTCCTTCGAGAACAACAACTGGTAATTGTTGACCTAACTTTGCTCCTTGGTTAGGTGACGGTGGCGAAGCAATTCGCCACCGTTTTTAATCAAGATTCTGACCTGCTTTGTTACAGAATATATAAACTTTTGTAAAATATAAAAAAATAGTTGTTTTTCATAAAAATAATTATTATATTTAAACCGAGGTTTAATATGTATAGATGCAGTATATGTGCGCAAAATGGTATTATAGTTGAATATGAGAAGGCGTGTTCTTTGGGAACCCACCTTTGGAAAACTCACGGCTTAAAACCTCAGCAATACTATGACCAATATCTCGTTAAACTGGGTGAGGGTAAGTGTGCCGAATGTGGTAAACCTACCAGGTTTCGGTCGATTGGCCAAGGCTATAAAGAATTTTGCTCTAAGAGGTGTGCGGCTCAACATATTGCAAAGGATTCAGAACGTAACGCTCACAAGACAGCAGCTCGCCAAGAAACTGTTACAAAGTTGAATGAAGAAACAAACGGTGAATATGGCAAGAAAGTTTTGGAAACTAGAAAGATAACAATGGTCGAGCGTCATGGTGTCGAGTTCTATTCTCAGCATAAGGACTTTTCCGATAAGTGTC